TTTCACTGGTGGTATGCCAAACGCAATTACAGCTGGAAAAGTTCTCGTTAGAGTAACTGGCTTTGTTATACCCGATGATCTGTAATCTTGCTATTACAAACTTTAAAGCCCCCACTACGGGGGCTTTTTCGTTATTATACACTATTTATTTAAAGGAGAATTTATTATGCCCGGCAAAGCTAGAAGAATAGCTGCTCAACGAGTTAAAACTGCTGCTCCTGCTCCAAAAGCTGCCCCCAAGGCGCCTGCTCCTAAAGCAGCCCCTAAAGCAGCCCCCAAGAGCAAGAGCCCCAAAGCAGCAGCTAAAAAGCCTTCAAAATCAAAGAAAGACTAATACTTAGTAGCAAATTATATTTGATATTAATAAGCCCCCTGTATTCGCAGGGGGTTTTGTTGTGAATTTTACTACTTAGTTTATAGAGGGACAATTAATGCCAACAAACCTTAAACCCAAGTCAACAACAAGCGCCATAATACTAACATCAACCGGATCTACTGACGATGTAGCAAGTTCGGTACCGTTCGGCATCTACACGGGCTCCGTGAACTTTATATCAGGAGCATCGCTGCAAGTTGCATATGTCTATAAGAAGCTCGGCGGCGATGTCGTTGACATTGAATTAACTCCAGCAAATGTTTATTCTGCTTACGAAGAAGCAGTCTTAGAATACTCTTATATTGTTAATTTGCACCAAGGCAAGAACGCCCTAGGCGACTCAATCGGCGATGTAACCGGGACCTTTAATCACAAAGGCGAGCAAATCGGCCGGATACGCCCAACGGGTTCGAATTTGAGAGTTCCAAGGTTTCAAGCCAACTATGCACAGAGGGTCGGGGATGGCCTCATCTCACAAACTGGCTATGGTGGTACTAAGGCGATCTATTCGGGCTCTTTTAGACCAAATACAGATCAACAAGATTATGATTTGCAATATATTATAAATAGTGCTAGCGTCAACGGTGTTGACGATAAAGGATCTGCGGTTTCCTTTTCGGGCTCTGTCGACGGCAAGAGAATTTTCGTGACAAAGGTATATTATAAGACCCCCAGAGCCATGTGGAGGTTTTTTGGCTATTATGGGGGTATCAATGTGGTTGGAAACTTAAATACCTACGGCCAATTTTCGGATGATTCCACATTTGAATTAATTCCGACATGGCAGAATAAGATGCAGTCCATTATGTATGAAGATTCAATATGGACAAGAACCTCTCACTTTTCATATGAACTCAGGAATAATAAATTAAGACTTTATCCAACACCGCAATCGTTTGGAGGCGGCCTAGACCGACTATGGTTCAACTTTTACATCAAAGAAGACTCCACAGCCGACATCGCGGGCTATGATGATGGCACCTTGGGTGTCAATAATATAAACACACTACCATATGAGAATATTCCCTACAAAAACATCAATTCTATGGGCAAACAGTGGATTCGTAAATATGCGCTGGCTCTTTGTAAGGAAATGTTGGGCCAAATTCGTGGCAAATTCACAACTATACCGATTCCAGGCGAATCAGTTACGCTAAATCATAGCGAATTGCTTGCTCAGGCTAAAGCGGAGCAAGATGAGCTAAAAACTAAGCTGAACGAGTTGCTCGCTTCGACTGAGTACAAAGAACTTGTTAAATATGATGCTGAGAAGGCGGATGCGACCGCCAAGACATTCGCATTCTCCCCCATACCAATTTTTGTAGGATAATCGCTAGATGTCAGATGAATGGAAAAGACCCGACGCGCCACCTCCGCCGCTCTTTCTTGGTAAGAAAGAACGCGACTTAGTTAAGCAAGTAAATGACGAACTTATTGAAAAAGTCGTCGGTCAGGCCATTTTATATTATTCGATTGATCTGGAAAGAACCAATTTTCATGATTTATATGGCGAGGCAATAGAAAAAACCTTTTTGTCACCAGTTAGAGTATACGCTTTGATTGCTTATGACCAAGAAGCTACGGCATATTTGGAAGGAGCCGGCGTGGATGCTGATTCTATCATTACGGTTAAATTTCACAAGCGCAGGCTGAACGAAGATCAGAATCTGTATGTTCGTGAAGGCGACTTTATTCTATATGGCGATAATTACTATGAACTTACTAAGCTTTCCACTCCTCGCAAGCTGTTTGGCCAAGTAGACCAAACTTTTGAAATAATTGCAACCGCGAAGAAGGCAAGAAAGGGTCTTTTTGATGCTTCCTAATAATTTTGACTTTGCCCAATTACCGAATTTGCCAAAGAGCGGCTCGATGTCTCTTCGTGAGATCGGTATGCTTGAATCAACGATCGAAGATATCGATTATGCTATGACTTCTTGGCTTAAGAGCGATTTGAGGCTATTCGCGACCACAAACGAAGGCCGCAAGAAAGTGGATGTCTTATGGCAAGTTCCTGAACGGGCTTATCAGATCAAGAACGACAAAGACCTGAGAGACGATACCGGCACCCTTAAACTGCCGCTGATTAGTGTACAAAGGACCGGCATAACAAAAGATCCCAACAGGAAGGGCTCATATCAGGCTCATATATATTCTGATAAGAGTGATGGAAGAACAGGTCGCGTTACGATTGCACGCAGGATAGTGCCGGATAAAACAAGGAATTTTGCTGTCGCTTCCGGAACCAGAACAAACACCTCGGCCGCGCTCCAGCAGAATTATCCGAGACTTAATAAGAAGATCGTTATACAGTCGCTGTCCATACCAATCCCGGTATATGTTAATGTAGACTATAAGATCAGTATCAAGACAGAGTACCAGCAACAAATGAATGAACTGATATCGCCTTTTATTACCAGAACAGGCCAGATCAACTCATTTGTGATGAAAAGAAATGGCCATCTATATGAGGCGTTCATTGATCAGAGCTTTACAGCCACTGACAATGTTAACAACTTGGCAGAAGATATTCGTATGTTCAATTCTGATATAAAGATAAAAGTATTGGGGTATTTGATTGGTGAAGGTGACAACGACGATCGCAAGATTGTAAGAATAGACGAAAACATAGTTGAGCTAACATTTCCTAGGGAAACTGTACCACTTCCGGGAGAAACTGACTTTTTTGGCGATTAGTTCCTGAAACCCTCCAATTTCTTCTTATATCGGGAGACTTTTGGAAATGGATCTACTATTTACTGTTGATTAGCTTATAATTCGGAAGAGAAATTATAACAACAGAGAGGAATTTGCTAAATGTCAGTTAAAAACTTTAAGTTCGTATCTCCGGGGATTTTTATTAACGAAATCGATAAGTCGTTTCGTGCAGATGCCCCGACAACTATTGGACCAGTAATAATCGGCCGCTCACAAAAGGGCTTGGCCATGACCCCAGTTAGGGTTGAAAATTATCAAGATTTTGTCGCCATGTTCGGCGATACCGTGCCCGGAAAGGGCGGCGGCGATGTGTGGAGAAATGGCAACAACCAATCTCCAATGTACGGCACTTACGCTGCTAAGGCTTTCCTTGAAGCGAAAGTTGCGCCTTTAACATATGTTAGATTACTTGGTCAACAGTCAGTTAATAAGACCGCTACTACTGGCGCCCCAGCTGCCGGCTGGGCGACCATGGCAAACCCAAGTTCTGGCGGCGGCGGAATCGGCGGCGGTGCTTACGGACTTTTCGTTGCTCACTCTGGCACCATGACTTTAACAAACCATGGCGGCACAGATGGTAGGGCCCAAGAAACTGGCTCTTTCCACTTGGGTGCGATTATCTATTCGGATGGTGGTGTCCCTCTTCTCACGGGCTCAGTACATGGTGGGTTGTCGAGCAAACTAACTTCTTCTTTGGGCACCTTCATTGATTCGGATAGTAACGGAACATTTAAGATCGGATTCCTGCGCTCCGGCAATACCGAAAGCTTAGCTGTTAGTTTTGATGATGGGAGTCAAAACTTTATTCGCAAGCGTATTAATACCAATGCAACATTGATAGAGTCGGGAACCTTCTACCCCGGAAGCGCAGAAAAGAACTATTGGCTCGGTGAATCTTATGAGCAATATCTCAGAGACAACCTATCAAGCGTCACCGAGGCCCTTGTCGGAATTATGTTACCACTTGGTTCAGGTTCTACCTCAGTGCCTACTTCGGGCCCACAAAAAATGAAGGGTGTTGCCTCCAAAGAGGGTAAAGCCGGCTGGTTTATCGCGCAAGATTTTGGCGCCGCATCTGCCTTTGAGCCCTATAACACACAAAAGCTGTTCCGCTTAGTCGGCCGCGGCCATGGCGAATGGCTACACAAGAATGCCAAGGTTCAGATCGACAGAGTAAGAGCGCCGGCCAGCTTAAACGCAGAATATGGCACCTTCTCAGTTGTAATTCGCTCTCTGAATGACACAGATCAGAATCCGCAAGTATTAGAAAGGTTCGACAACTTGAACCTCGATCCCACCTCTCCTAGCTTCATCTCGAAGGTAATAGGCGACACTTATTACGCGTGGGATGAGAACAACCATAGATTGCGTAAATACGGAGACTACGCAAACCAATCAAAATATGTATATGTTCAATTGAACGACGATGTAGAAGCTGGAGCCTCAAACCCCGCATGTGTTCCTTTCGGTTACTTTGGACCTCCGAACTATCTTGATGTTGCGATGAGTTCTTCAAATACTCATGCCGCTTGCGAGACCGCCGTGAACAAGGGGATCCTACTTAGCGCCAATGCTGCAACCATATATGGTGGTGTATCCTCCTCAGCACAAGCTCTCACAGGCGGCGCCGATGGTAGAATGCTAGCAAACTTCAAGTTCCCAACTGCTCCGCTTGTTTCCAAGGATTCAGACGCCGGCCTGACGGACAGAACAAAGGTTGTGTGGGGCATGAGATCCACGCGCACCGCGACTTCCCAAGCACCCGCAACGGGCTTGAGTGATATGCACAAAATGTTGACAGGAGAACAGGGTGATGATCCGAGCGGATTGTCGGCGCCACTCCACAATGGCGGATTCAACGGCTTTGCATATGTCTTTTCCATGGATGATATCATTTCAGGCTCTACTGACTTTAGCTATAGTTCCGGCTCTCGTAAAGCCGGCACAAGCTTGACAGCGACGGCTAGTAACGATTATCGCACTCTGATTGACTTCGGATATGACTCTTTTATGGCACCTTTCTTTGGGGGCGCTGACGGATTTGATATCACGAAGCCCGACCCGGTGTATAACAAGGGCATGGACGGATCCAGCACAGTGAAGAACAGTTATGTCTATCACACATATCGTCAAGCACTTGAAACAGTGGCAGATCCAGAATTGTTGGACTTTAATGTTCTTGCAGTGCCGGGCCTCACAAACGAAGGTTTAACGAACTATCAAATGGAATTGTGCGAAGACCGCCGCGATGCGCTGGCGGTTATTGACTTGCCGGATGTCTACACTCCGTTTAGTGAAGAATATAACTCCGATAAGACACAAAGAGCGAACAGGAATATTGCCGGTACGGTCACAGCATTGAGAGCCAGAAGAGTCGATAATTCCTATGCATGCACATTCTATCCATGGGTACAAACCCGAGACACGAATAGCGGCCAAACAGTTTGGGTCCCGCCATCCGTTGCAATGATGGGTGTTCTGGGAAGCTCACAAGCAAAAGCCGATGTCTGGTTTGCACCAGCAGGCTTCAATCGCGGCGGCCTCTCTGATGGCGCCGCTGGAATCCCAATTCTGAATGTTGCATCTCGCCTCTCATCGAAAGAGCGCGATGCTCTGTATGATGGTCACATCAACCCCATTGCATCGTTCCCCTCTAGCGGGATCGTTGTTTTCGGACAGAAGACACTTCAAATGAAGGCTTCTGCCCTCGACAGGATCAATGTTCGTAGACTGGTTATCTTTCTTAAGAAGCAGATCTCGATTCTTTCGACTCAGATTCTTTTCGAACAAAATGTTCAAGCAACTTGGGATAGATTCAAGGGTCTTATCGAGCCGTTCTTGGCAAATGTTAAGACCAGATACGGTATCTCGGAATATAGACTTATTCTTGACGAGACTACCACAACCCCAGATCTCATTGATCAAAACATTCTTTACGCTAAGATTATGATTAAGCCGGCTAGGGCAATTGAATTCATCGCAATTGACTTCATTATTGCCAATACTGGTGCATCATTTGACGACTAAAAAGACCAACCAACTAGTTAAATTAAAGGGAGAAAATATATAATGCCATTTTGGTCAACAAATTTTGGAAACACCGAGGAACTCCTCAAGGATCCAAAAAGAAATTTTAGATTTTATATCAACATTCAGGGAATTTCCACTGAAAATGGTGGAGCAATGCTTTGGTACGCCAAGCAAGTAGCTAAGCCAACATTTACGCTGGCTGAGGCCACTCACGAGTATTTGAACCACACTTATTATTATCCCGGTAAAATTACTTGGAACGCAATCGAGATCACGATGGTTGATCCCGGCGGAGATCCAGATGTTGTTGCTACTCTTGCAGGCATTTTAGTGGGTGCAGGTTATAATCTCCCAGACACTCCCGATAGTGAAAAATTAACTAGTATGTCAAAACAAAAAGCCGCTGGTGCCCTTGGCCAAGTCAAGATAACCCAAGTGGACGCAGAGGGCCAAATGGTCGAAGAATGGACCCTTTGGAATGCATTTGCCACAGAGGTTGACTTTGGCGGCACTTTAGCATACGGCAACGATGAATTAACTGAGGTTAAACTTAAGCTTCGCTATGATTGGGCCGAGCTTAATACCGCCACGGAAGGTTCCGCGGTTGCGAATGTAGATAGTAAATTCTTCGACATTTCAAGATAAATTAATTAAATAGAGGTGAACATTGTCACGAAATAAAGATCGACTCGGCACAGGAGACACAACTCCCGAAGCTGCGAGTCCACCCGTGGCAGCATACGATTCAAATGTCTTTTCGTTTGTTGCCCCCACTGAGTTTGTAAAACTCCCATCAGAAGGTAGACACTACTCGTCTGATCATCCATTGTTTAACGAAACTACAATAGAAATTAAACAAATGACCGCCAAAGAAGAAGATATCCTTACTTCTGTTACGCTGTTACAAAATGGAGTAGCGCTGGAGAGGCTTCTTGAGAGCATTATTATAAACAAGGCCATTAATCCTAAGACGCTGCTTGTCGGCGATAGAAACGCTATCGTTATAGCGGCGAGGGTCTCTGGATATGGAAATATTTATAGTACTTCGATTACCTGCCGCGGCTGCATTACTGAACAAAAGCACAATTTTGACTTAAATCAGGCCCAAGTGGTAACATCTACTCACATAGGTCAAAAAATTTCAGATGTCATAGAAGTGTTGGATAACGGAAACTACGCGGTCGTTTTGCCCAAATCACAGCTAAAAATAGAAATGAGGCTTTTAACCGGCCGCGATGAGCAAATGCTCACCGGACAACTTGAGCAAAATAAAAAACAAAATTCAGAGAAGCTGATAACTACGCAGCTTGTTCATATGATATACTCAGTGAACGGAAACAACACCAAAGAAGCAATTGACCATGTTTCTCATAACTTGCCGTCTGCCGATTCGGCCTTTTTGAGAAAGGTATACAAAACAATTGTGCCAAATGTTGAGCTTTCCCTCGACTTTAACTGCAGCCACTGTTCGCATTCTGAGCAAATGGAGGTCCCGCTTACCGCGGACTTTTTTTGGCCTGACCAGTGAATATATGGAAAACATATATGAGCAGTTTTTCTTCCTGAAGCATTTCGGTGGATGGTCGTTTACAGAGGCATACAACTTGCCAATTGGTCTTAGAGACTGGTTTGTGAACCGTCTTACGGATCACATGGAAGCCGAAAGAAACGCGAGAGCCGGCTCTTCTTCTGGAAACGCGCAAACCCTGGATGGCACGAATCAGCCACCCCGACCCCCCGGCCTGGGCATTAAATAAATATAAAAAGTTTATTTTAACTATTTAATTTATAGGGTTTACTACACATGGCCGAAACAGACGAATTACAAGACATTAAGGCAATTTTGGGCCAGATCCGCGACCAAGGCGCGGCTTCTGCCGGCAAAGGCGGTGTTAACGCTGCCGACCTTGATAACTATACTAGAGAATTGAAGCTTGCTCGGAATGAGCTTGAACTGCTAGAAAAAGGCACAGGCGCCTATAACCGAAAGCAAAGAGAAGTAGAGAGCCTGACAAGAAAGGTTCGAAACGCCTTAAAAGATCAGAGAGACGAGACGGACTTCTTAACCCTCTCCACTCAGGGCTTAAGCGGCGCGATGTCGATGCTAGGAAACGCCGCGGATGCCGTGATTGTTAAACTCACCGGTCTGATCAAGGGCGTCTTCGACGAAGCCAAAGCGCTTGATACGCTTACCGTCCAATTCCGCGCCACAACAGGTGCCAGCCAGGGCTTAGCCTCAAATATCGGAGCCCTTACGGACCGGTTACGGCTGTATGGAGTCTCGTCTCAAGAGGCCCTCGAAGCAGTCTCGGCGCTACAATCCGGATACACCGGGTTTACTCAGTTAAACCAACTCCAACAGCTGGAAATCGGCCGAACCACTGCAATGATGGCGGAATTAGGCGTATCCGTCCAAGCTTCATCACAGATCATGGAATCCAGCACAAGAACGCTGGGTTATTCTCTCGGCGAGTCTGAGCAACTGCTCCTTGACATGAGAGGAACAGCCATGGCCTTGCAAGTTCCAGTTGAAAATCTCACTAGAGACTTTGCTTCGGCCGAAAACATGGTTGCAGCGCTAGGCAAGACCGGCCCAGATTCTTTTAAGAAAATGGCCGCAGCATCAAAGGCAACCGGTGTCGAAATGGGTACTATGTTAAGCTTGGTAGAGAAGTTTGACACTTTTGAAGGCGCCGCAACGGCTGTTCAGGGTCTTAATGCAGTATTGGGAGGCAACTTCCTAGACTCACTTAGCATGGTTCAGGAAGTCGATCCTGCCAAACGCTTTGGAATGATCAGGGATGCTATTTTTGAAGCCGGCCATTCTGTTGAGTCTCTAGCCAATTCTAACGACTATTATCTCAAGAAATCTTTAGCTGCCACTTTGGGCCTTGGTGTCTCCGATTTCATGAAAATGCTATCTGGAGATATTGAAGAACTCACGGGTGAGGTTGAAAACGCAAGTTATAGTTTTGAGCAGATGTCCAAAGACGCATTTGGCCTTAAAGGATTTGATAAAGTTGTTGATGGTATAATGGGCTCCTTCCAGAGACCCGTTCAGGCGATTCAAGAAGCGACGAGAGTGACCTTTGAGGGCATGACGCCCCTAATTGGTATATTTGAAAAATATAATGCAAAACTCATCGACAAAACCGACGCCTTTGTTAAGAAAAACACACAATTGGTGGGCGCCGTAGGTATATTGTACAATTTGGCGGGAATCGACGGTGTTCAGAAAGGTTACGAGATCTTTAAGGGCATTGCGGGATTCACAGGGACCATGTTGAGTAACTTGTTCTCGATAAAGGGAGTCTTGTTACTCATGTCTAGCGGTGTTTTATATCTGATTCGAAAAGACCTCGGAGATATTTGGGACACTTTCCAAAAAGACGGCCCCATCGCCGCAATAGGCGAGTTGTTTAGCTCCGTATTTACCCGATTGAACGATCTTAGAAAAGAGTGGCATATTGATGCCAAATTCTTTACAGATGTTTTTGGTGTGGTGAAAGCATATGCAATTCAGGCATTTCACTTCGTGAAGTTAAATTTCTTAGGACCACTGTGGGATTATCTGGAAAGAGAAGGCATTTTCTATTTCCAGAAATTTTTCACCAGCGCTGCGAACATGGCCAAAAAGGCAACATATCGCGGCCTCAGAGGTGATCAAAACAGTGAGGGCGTGTTGGGGTGGGTTGGCGATCAGATACGCAACACCGCCGCCATGGGCGCTGACGCGATGTTCGGTCTCACAGACGACATGAAGGCTCCAGATCGAGCAGACATTATGAAAGGCCAAGATCTCAGAATGCGCCAAAGGAAGCGCGCCGGCGCCTATCTATCTGCTGATATTAACGCGGACACTGCCCGCGCAGCATTTGATGCCAACAAGGGCGTTGAGAAAATGACCAAGAAAATGTCCGGCGTGATTACGGCCATGGAGCCTCTAACTAAACAAACCGGAGACATGTTCTCATCGATCACCAACTATCTTGAAACCACGGGAACCGAAGCGTGGAAAGAGACCCTTGGCCCAGCAATCAAAGAAGGCCTTTCGAATGTACGGATTCACAATGATTTCTATGTAGACTCCGAAAAATTGAGTGGTACAGTCGGCCGCGCTGCACGCACGGAACTAGCTGGCATAGGCGCCGGCGCCGTCCTAGACGGAAATTAATAAAAGGAGGTTATAGAAATGTCTAAAAGTGATGATAGAGACGATACCAATTATTTTGGTACATCTAAATATGGTCGCGACAAAGGAGTAGCACAAGATACCCTTGTTGACATGTCCGATGCATATGCGAATTACGGACAATATGTAATCTCTTTTCAACATTTACCTACCCAAAGAACAGTTTTCTTTAAAGCGTTTGTAAAAGACTACAGCGAAAGTTTCAATGCTAGCTGGACACCCACTACGGTGTACGGACGCACTGATCCAATTCAGGCATATTCCGGCACGACTAGAAAAGTCACTCTTAGCTTTGATGTGCCGGCATCCTCAGTAGGAGAAGCATACGAAAATATGGGCAGAGTGTCCAAGCTTGTCCAAATGCTATATCCCACCTATATTGAGAATGAAGAAGCTAGCGGCAAAATTATTGGTCAGGCCCCCTTAGTTCGCGTTAAAATGATGAATCTCCTTACTAACGAAAGAGTCAGTACTGACCTAAACGAGATTTTCACGACGATCATGGCGGATGCGGCCAGCGGCCGTCGCGTAAGCAACATTGATTTGCGCGCCGCCCAGGATGCCGCAGAACTCATGCTTGGTGAAAAAACGCCACGCGAAACTTTAGAGGCATACAAAACCTCACCGCTTCCCGAGAACGGCGTCCTAGCAGCGATCGGTAGTATTTCATACAGATCCGATCTATCTAAAATTCAGATATTCGAAAAAGCCCCAAACACAGTACTACCGCAATCAGTTACGGTTAGTCTGTCATTTGATGTCATTCATGAAGAGACAATTGGATGGGATGCTTCCTCCAAGCAACCGTTAGCTAATTCTTTCCCTCACAAGGTCGTATTGTCTAACAACTCAAGCATGCAGGTGGGGAATGACGCAAGGCCCTCTAGTATCGATGTGCGCATATCCCGAGAAGAATCGAATCAAGCAATTGAAGATTCGAAAACAGCACAGAGTGAGGCCTTTTTCGAGTCGCTCACCGGCTGGAAGACTTGATAAAGGAGATTATTATGGGAAGATACAGCGCCACAAAAAAATTTAGAAACACATCTGAATACTATAGTTTTCTGAGAAAAAAGAGAAAAATTAGAATTGCGAATCACTATGAGACCCCCATCCTGAAACACCCCAAGGTTTCAGATCGAACCAGAATCATTTCTGATAAGCACATTTGGAAATACGGCGATCGTCTTTATAAACTCGCAGATAAGTATTACGGAGATTCCTCCTATTGGTGGGTTATTGCTTGGTACAATTCAGTGCCCACTGAGGTTGATCTAAAGTTCGGAGATCTACTTCAAATCCCAATCAACTTAAATACAGTGCTCGAAGTACTGGATATGGATTACTAGGTTTAAATTATGTCACCACCATGGAAAGACGAAGAAGAGAAAGTCCACGGCCCCGCGGCCCCGCTGTCTTATAAAT